AGACATTTTTATTCAAATGGGTTATATTGACTGCTATTGGCTACGGACGGAGACTGGCAAGGTCGGTTTCCACAAATTGAAGGAGTTCTAAGATGGGTTCAGGTGGAGGCGGCGGCGGCGGCGGCGGCGGCGGCGGTGGCCGCGACAGAAATCGTGGTGTAGAGCGGGGCAGAACTAAACAGCCTCCTGTGGCAGTAACAAGGCCAACTCCACCACCTGCTGTGACTGGTGGCGGTAGAGGTGATAGCGCTCCTCCCAAGCCAACGCCTAAGCCTGCGCCCAAACCCGCACCGAAGCCGGCACCTAAACCGGCACCTAAACCGGCACCTAAACCTGCGCCCAAGCCTACGCCTAAGCCTGCGCCGGCACCACGAGTGCCGGATGTTATTGCTGCACCGAAGCCTCAACCGGCTGCACCGAAGCCTCAACCGGCTGCACCGAAGCCAGCACCGAAGCCAGCACCGAAGCCTGTTACACGAGCGCCAGACGTTATATCGGCACCAAAACCACAACCCGCAGCGCCTAAGCCAGCACCTAAGCCTGCGCCAAGGGTTCCTGATGTTATTGCTGCGCCTAAAGCACAGCCAGCCGCGCCCAAGCCTACGCCTAAGCCTACCCCTAAACCCGCAGCGCCAAAGCCAACACCTAAACCAACGCCGCGAGTGCCAGACATTATTTCAGCGCCAAAAGCTCAGCCCGCAGCGCCAAAGACAGGCGCAAAGCTGGGTGATACAGGTGGGCCAGCATCTGAAAAGATGCGCGAGGTCGGTGTTCGTTACACGCCCACATCCACACCTGATGGCGGTTTAAAGATAAAAGCTGACATTAGAAAGACTGCGCCTAGTGGCGAATTGGCGAGGGAACGTGGCCCTAGCCCCGGAGATGTACTTGCTACTGTTGGCGACTTGCCGGGGGTAGGTAGAGATACGGCGGCAGCAAACATTGCCGGAAGGCCGGGGTTAAACAAGGACGTTCTTGGCGACTTAGCCACTCGCGCCAGAGAAGGGCAGTTACCTGCCGGAAAGATTACAGTGCCGGGTGCTGGGTCTGCTGCATTGAACTTGCTTAATCTTGCTGGCAAAAAGTCTGCAATGAGTATCCTGACAAAAATTGCGAAAGACGAACCTGTTATTAAAGATGGCAGGGTTACTTACAGCACAGAAATTGTTAAAGACGAGAGAGGCGGTATTGCTGGCGTTGTTGAGCCGGGGCCAATAGAAGGCACTAAGGTTTATTCGGGGCGTCCTGAGTTTAACCCGCTTGCTGCCCCAGAGCCTGAACAAGAGCCAGAGCCAATAGCCGCACCAATAGAACCTGCTGTGGAAGATGTTACACAAGACACATTACTCGCGCCGACTAAGAAACGTGCTAGGGCTACTCGTTCTAAGCGTTTTGCTGGTGAAACCCTGCTGGAAGGCGGCGGCGTGCTGTACAGATAAGGTTGTTGTCATGGTTGATTATGCTTCTAAATATTCTTGGTTTCTTGATAAAACCGCACAGGCAGAAATTACTGATGGCGATAGGCTAAAAGAAAGGTTAGAAAAAAATAATGTAATCACCACAGGCACTTATCACATTACTTTTGATGAGTTTAAAACTACGCGCTCAAATATTCGTGAGTTAACAGAAGCCTATCCACAGCTGGCGCAGCTATCAAACCAAAAAGAGTATTTAGAGTTTGTTAAACAGAACCCGGCTATCGAGTCGCAAATTGCAGGCGCTGTCTTTGAAAGAAGGTCACGCCAATTTAACACTCAAAGTAATGACCTTATGGCGGTCGATTTGACGAAGCTTCCAAAGCAAACACAAGAAGCTGTGCTGTTGTTTAGCTATAACGCCAATGTTACGCATCCTAAAATGCGCAGATATTTTGCTATTTACACAAGCCTTCCTGATAACCACCCAATGAAAAAAGACATGTTAAATGCGGGCATTGGGCAAATGACTATTGGCGATAGCAATTACAAACATACAGACTTAGAAAAAAATGAACCCGGCAACATGGGGCTTCCTAAAAGATATTTTGGGTTACAAAACTACGCTAGAGGCGGTGATTTCCTCACGCCTGACGAAGCGGAAGCCGAAGCAAAGAAACAGGGCACAACCTCAAGAGAAAAGATAAGGCTGTCCGAAATCCAAGCCGAGTCTACTTTTGAAAACTACAAAGCTTTTATTACATCACCGCAGCCAGAACAAGCTGCGAGAATGTTGCCAGTAATTCAGGAACCAGAGTTCCCGCCAGAAGCGACTTATCCATAGGAGACAGCCATGAGTTTTCTAACCCCTAAAATGCCAACACCACCTCCACCACCTCCCCCGCCACCAGAGCCGGATATTGGGAAAGCTAAAGCTTTGGCTGAAGAAGCTATGGCAGGCGAAGTAGCGCGGCGTAGAGGCCGTAGCTCTACTATTGTAGCTGGTGCATTGGGTGATACAATAACGCCAACAACCAAAACACCAACACTATTGGGGTAAGTCATGGATAAAGCAGTCAGCATAGTAAAGCGGTTCGAGTACACTAAAAGCCGCCGCGATAACTGGGATACGCACTATCAGGAACTAGCGGATTACATGCTGCCGCGTAAAGCTGATATTGTGAAGAAGCGCTCACGCGGTGAAAAGCGCATGGAACTTATCTATGACGGCACTGCTTTACAGTCTATCGACCTAATGGCTGCTTTCCTTCATGGCATGCTGACGAGCGGCGCGGCACCATGGTTCCATTTGGACATCAAGGATACAGACATCAACCGCGATGATGATGTGCGCGAATGGCTGCAAGATACATCTATGCGTATGATGCGTGCATTTAATCAGTCAAACTTTGAGACTGAGGTGCATGAGACCTACGTTGACTTGGTTGTGTTCGGTACGTCTTGTATGTTTATTGAGATGAACAAGGGCAATCTGCGGTTTAGCACACGCCACATCTCTGAGTTTTACGCGCAAGAAGACCAGTTCGGTATGGTGAATACTGTGTTCCGCATGTACAAAATGACTGCGGAGCAAGCTGTAGAACGCTTTGGCATTGATAATGTTAGCGATTACATCAAGAAAAAGATTGAAAAGAACCCTGACGAAGAAGTCGAAATCTTGCACGCAGTTATGCCGCGCACTGAGCGCAATGTAACTAAGGCTGACAACAAGAATATGCCATTTATGTCTGTGTATATTTGCATGCAGACAAAGATGATTATGTCTGAGGGTGGCTTTTCTGAACTGCCATATGTTGTTCCGCGCTTCCTCAAGGCGACTGGCGAGGTTATGGGTCGCTCACCAGCAATGACAGCGTTGCCTGACGTTAAGATGCTTAACCTAATGTCTAAGACAATCATTCAGGCGGCACAAAAAATGATTGACCCGCCATTGCTTGTGCCTGATGACGGATTTTTGTTGCCTATCCGCACACAGCCGGGTGGCCTGAACTTTTTCCGGGCTGGTTCCCGCGACACAATTACGCCATTGCAGACTGGTGCTAACATTCCTATCGGTTTAAACATGGAAGAACAGCGCCGGGCTGCAATTCGTCAGGCCTTTTATGTTGACCAGATTTTGTTCTCAGGACAGCCGGGCATGACTGCTACGGAGGTTATTCAAAGGCAAGAAGAGCGCATGAGGGTGATTGGCCCTGTGCTGGGCAGGCTGATGAATGAGATGCTGCGTCCTATGATTGACCGTGTGTTTGCGCTGATGCTGCGTGAAAACATGCTGGCAACACCACCAGAAATCTTGCAGGGCCGTGACATTGACATCGAGTATGTATCACCGCTGGCAAAGGCGCAGAAATCTAACAGCCTTAACAACACAATGCGGGCTCTTGAGATACTGCTTCCATTGTCACAGTCGCTTCCAGTGGGCGACCACCTTGACCCTGATGGGCTTGTCGAGCATGTCACTGATGCGCTGGGCGTTCCAAAGACGACACTGCGCAGTAGCCGTGAGGTAGCTGAGACACGCAAGGCCCGCGCAGAACAAGAGGCAATGATGCAACAGCGCCAAATGGAACAAGAAGATGTGTACACCACGGCGCAAGCAGCACAAGCCGTTAGGATGGTTGGCGAATGAAAGAACTAGAACAACTCAAACATATGTATAAAACAACCTTCGATAGCGAAAGCGGTCAGAAGGTATTGCGAGACCTTGAGGGGCGCACAAACTGGCGTGCCTTGAGTTATGTGGCTGGCGATGCCAATGCCA